GCATCTGATGTGATGCAGGGTTATACGCTTGTGAAGGCATGTGAGCGTAATCGTGTATCTAGGTCTGCTTTGTATACAAGGATGGGCAGTGATCCTGAGATTAGTAATGCTATCAAGACTGCTCAACAGCAAAGTGCTGAGAAGGCACTAGAGGATGTTGAGGCTATGTATCAGCATCAGTTGAGTGGTGAGAAGAACTATGATCCTAATGTTCTAAGGGATTATGCTTTACATATACGTTGGAAGGTGGGCAAGGTTATGCCAGACCAGTATGGTGATAGTAAGAACCGTGCTGGTGTAGAGGTTACTGACGGTGGTGTAAAGATTATGTGGGAAGGGTGATGCAGGTAAAGATCCCTTACAAGCCCAGATCCTTACAAGCAGAAATGCACCAGAATATCAGGCGTTGGAATGTGCTAGTGATGCACAGACGCTTTGGTAAGACAGTCTGGGCAGTCAATCATTTAATAAAGTATGCTTTGATTTGTGAGCTACCTAGACCAAGGGTTGCGTTTATTGCACCTACTTTTACGC